CTTGGTGTTGCTCGGCGAGAATTCGGAGGCTGCCACGCTCAGCGGGACTGCTGGGTGGTGTGGATGGCTCTTCTTCTGTCATAAATGCATCGTAGTTCTGTCTCCATTCGTCACTATCACTTGAGGAGCTAACCGCCGAAAGTTCGGCGTCCAAGATGCTCCTATCGATCAGATCTGCGTAGTGAATGTTTGGAAGACAGCCGCAATGGCCGTGTGGGTCTCTATTTTGACAGTCAGCGGCGAATTCTGTGAGTTTACACAGATTCCACCGGCGGGTGACACGAGGTTTAGGTTTTCCTTCAGCTAAGCGGCGTTCGGCGCCTTGCTTTTGTGGTGTACGATGAAAATGTCCATAGATGGTACATCTTTCGTGGTCACAGTCAGCAATGTTGCATGTGAATTCTCCTTCCTTGGTTACCGTTTTGGAACCTTTGCGTCCAGAAGACCTGCGTCTATGGTCCTTGGGTGTTCCTTTGATGTTTCGGGAGGACGGGGCCGGTCCTTCGCCGGGGTAGCCCAACGTAGAATCGAATTTACGTGTGTGCTTCCGCTTGTTTGGGACTGAGTCTCTAGTCCGGTGGCCAGCGAGCTTACGCTGGCGTCGTGCGATGTCTTTCGGGTGTTTGGTACAAAATTTGGGAACTTTTGGTTCCTTAGCTTTGCCAATCCAACCGTCGGACTTCGGCTTTGTTTGAGTTAAGTTCAGTTGTGTTCTGTAACACTGACCAGTAGGTACACTAGTCGTTTGGATGTTTACATCTTTGCCATTGGTGATGAGGAGGCGCCCTGGGGGTTTTTGATAGAATTTAACGTCCACTTTTAATCTATCAGGGACCATGGTGAAAAGCTGCAAGCGCTCTTTAAGCTCCCACTCTCAACAAAAATCCCACATGGAGAGGTTTCTGGTACGTCTTAATCTGCGTTAGAAACATGTTTAATGCGGGTTTGTCTACTGATCGTGAGCCATTCTCGGGAGCTATAAGAGTTCATATGGCAAGTACTACGGTACTTGCGGCCTATTTGTGGAGCTGAGTGCCCGGTCCTGTTATGTACAAACAAATCCGTTTTGATAGATCTCTTCCCACGATATTTCGGTTCCCATGTGCTACGGTAATCCCAATGGTTAGGTGAAAACCGCGAAAAGCAATTGAATAAGAACAAATCGTCGTGAAAAGAGGTTTGATGTTTTAAGGTGGATATCCGGGCAGTCGCAACTCGACACACTCGCACAAGTTGCTATCTTGTGGGTAGAATTATGACGTCTAATATTACGGTTTGTTGACGCAGTGAGGCCCTCTCTGCGGTGTTTATTATAATTGTTTGGAGTTCTCTCTCCAGGTTATGCATGTGGTTTCCTCACACGACGCTTGAATGTGGCGTCGGTTTTTGGGTGATCTACAACGTCTGAATGGTCAAACAACCTCCTTGGTCGAAGTTGTATGTGCCGGTAGGCGTTGGATCGATGACCTGTATCTTTAGTTGGAAATGATCACCGGGATTCACAACATTGAGGTACGTATGGAATGGTATGTGCCTAATTCCATCTGGGTCGAGTGGGCTAGTGAG